AAGCTGTCGATTGCACGAAGAAATACCAACCGAGTCATCGCGTGCGTACTAGCACTGATGGACTCGGTTGATACCTTTGTAAATCTTATCCGGTAAGTGGGCATGTTGATTTACTTTCTTCGTACTCTCTAATCTGCTCGTAGGCTAAGACAAGGGCGGTCATTCCAACGTTTTCTTGAAGAGCGTCCCATTCACTAGGGACGCCCGGAGGCTTAATGCCTAGACGCTCACAGGCTCGCCAGATGGTGTACGATCCTGTTCGGCCCTTTGGGTAAATGCGCCCCTTGCCTTCTCCTGGGCGCAAGTCAACAAAAAATGCTTCGTTGCCTCCTCGATCTTGGCAGAATCAAGTCCACAGATGTCGCGGGCCTTGTTGACGATGGCAGCTGCTTCCGCATCCGTGAAAGACTTGGAAAGCTCCGGCAGAACGTTGACGTAGGTCGTCGGATCTTCAGTGTCAATGGTGGACCACTCAACCCCATCGGTAGCCTCCAACGATTTCACGATCATGTAGCCGGCGCGAGCCATTGACCACGCCTGCAACTTAGCAGGCTCCGCCTGCACGAAGAACTTGTCTCCCTTTGGATTGACGACCTCTTTGCCGATAGGCCGTGGATACTTGCCTTCGAAGGGCTCAAAGTCCGTGACTGCCCGGAAGCGGAGAATAATGTCTCCTTCCTGCCGTGGGATCACCAGCACTTCTTCGCGTTCAAATGAGATTTCTTTGCCGTGGATTTTCATGTTACCTCCATTGGGTTAGGCGGGCCACGTGGCCCGCCATTGGGTTGTGATACTTACGAGTAGACCGGGCGTTCGGCGTTGCACTTGCCGGCGACGCTGACTTGACCTTCCTGCAGGTTGGGGTCCCACGTTTCCCAGAAAAAGTCAGGGAACGTGATGACCTTCATGCCGCCAGTGGCCGCACATTCGCTCTCCAGTTCCACAACGAGGTCGATGTGGTAAGGATTGCAGTATGAGTCACCGGAGTTGGCCGAACCAACGGCCGCGGCACCCTTGAAGAGTTGCTCGATATTGGCGTACGTCGAGTACTCCCAAGTGAACTGGAGACTGACTTCCATCGGCACGTCGTCGCCACGGCGCACATCGTCCAGCTTGCCAGTATCAAGCTTGAACTCAATGTTGCGCTTCTCCGACCAGGTGAGGTTACCCTCGCCCAGCTTAATGATGTCGGTGCCGATCTTGACAGTGGCACCGCGCAGACCGACTTGTTCGCCGGCCACAATCCAGAACTTCTTCTTCATGATATGACTCCGTCATAATGGCCTTCAACCATGGCCTGTTCGAGACGCAAATCCTTGTCAATCAACCCAAAACGCCGAGTCTCAAGCCAGGGGCGAGGACTCTTCAACGACTGCTTCACACAGACTATCCGCGGTAGACTCTCAAGGTCGACATCTTCATCAAAATCGACTCCAGTAAAGTCGAGAATCTGAATTGGCGTATAGGCTGCTTGGACTTCTCCCAACACCTTGTCGATGCTGTAGATGTTGTTATCCATCTTGTGCTGAACCAAACAGTTCAGCTCAAAGAACAGGTACCACTCCTGTGGCGACCGCTTGCTGAACCATGGGCCGTCCATCCGGATCTCTACAAAATCACTCAGAGCCTTAGTGACCCTTATTGAACCTTCAAGGTACACAGGAATAGTGATCTTGCGATCGAAGTGATGCAAGACTGAACGACGTACATATTCTGTCCATCTTTCGTCAAACATCTGCGAGTCCCTTCAGTGACAGCCAGTATCCAGTACCCTCAAGGGCATCAGAAACGTTCAGCACTTCAAACGTACGAGAACCGGCGATTAGCCGGCGAACACCATCGAGACTAATTGAGACCTCACGACCGTCGATCAAACAAACAGTGTCTGTCTGATAGTAATATGCACCCGTCGTGAAGTTCTTCTGAGCAGCGATGTACGAAAGATCGTAAGTGAACCGACGAGCCTCGTCCACCGGAAGGAGAACGCCACGCCGAACACTGACATCAGTATCAACAGTGACAATAGCACCACTCAAGGAGTTAGTGGTAACTTCTTGCCAGCGCAGAGTGAGAGGTCGCCCGCTCATCCGCGTCAGTCGATACAAAATGGCTTGTGCTTGGCGTGGCTTCATGGTTGATTACTTGTGGAGGATGGGGATGCCGAGTTCCTGGTACATGATGTCGATCCCGTACAGGAAGTCGAGGGTGAAGCGATGCTTGCCGGACTTACCATCATAGGTGATGGTCGAGCGCAGGGACAGGCCCAGGTCCGGATCGGTGATCACGGCGCTGTTGGCACCAGCCGTCGGCTTGGGCAGGGGACGATGCACCAGAGCCATCGCCATCGGGTGGAAGGCGAACGAGTATCCGCCGGCCGGGCCGACACCGATGACGTCGCCGTTGGCGGCCGCCGTCTTGAGGAGCGCGTCCAGCATCAGCTTGGTTTCGGTAGTCGCGGCCATCACGCCGTAGTAGTCACTGCCGTGCGAAACGAGCTGGCCTTCGGTCAACACCGAGCCAGTCGTGTCCATGTCGATCAGTTCCATCTCGTCGAGGGCGGCGGCGCCGTCGAAGGCGGTCGGGGTCGTGACGGTAACGACGGCATTGTTCAACACAGCGGCGTTGAGGGCGGGCGTGAAGGTGATGCTGGTGTTGCCGGACGACTGCGAGGTGGCGGTAATGCGATGCGGAATCATCTCCCCGGCAACGGTGAACCACGAACCGACGACCAACGGATCATCGAACCCGTCGGCGATGACGGTGGTCGCACCCTTGGCGACGTTGGCCGTGAGGGCACCAACGGTCACTTCATAGCTGTCGGGAATGTCGGCCAGGCCTTCGGAAGTCAGCCAGTTGACGCCCAGCGACCGACCAAGAGAGCCTTCCCGCAGGCGGGTGCCGTCTTCGCCGATGTAGTTCGTCTTGGTGAACTGGTCGATGCCGAGATAGGCGGACTCAGCGGTCGGCGTGAGGAAGGCATAGCGATCGCCACGGGGCCACTTCAGATTGCGCATCTGGGCGATGACTTGGCGGCCAGTGGTGAAACTGAAATCAGCACCGAGGTTGCCGACAAGGTTGGCCAGGAAGCGCCACTTCATGTTCAGCACAGTCGTCTCAACGCCCATCGCCATCGCGCGGATGGCGGGCACGAGATGGGTCTTGACCAAGGAGGGCAGACCCTTGGCCAGCTCACCGTCACCGATACGGAAGGTGACGTGGCCCCAGCGATCCAGCTTGACCGACTGCTTGTTCGACCGGGCATCCTGGTCGATGAAGTCGGTGGCGTCGGACTTACGCCGCATGTTGAACTTGTTGGGCTTCCAGTAGTTCACAGTGTCGCCGTACTCGGCGACCTGCGGGTTGAAGTCCCAGTAGGTCAGACGCGCCGCACCGATCTCGTCGGTGAGGTACATCAGACCCTCTTGCGCCCAAAACTCGGGCACCAGAGCCTGGTTGTCGTTGTTCCACTCGCCAGCAAAAAGCCAAAACTTCTTCATGATTCTTTCCTTAGATGGTGATGCGACCCGCTTTACGGGCGGCACGATAGTCGGCAGGCGACATGTTCTTGATGTCTGCCGGACCAAGTTGACGTTGGTTGCTACTGCGCGGAACGCGGAAGCCACGGCGATCTTCGTCCATGAAGAGATTCGCGAACTCGGGCACCTCGATGATCTTGCCGAATGCATCAGCGATCGGGAGATCAAGTTCGACTGGCTTCCCCTTCTCGTCCTTCTGTCGAAGCTTCATTTTGACTTCAAGAGCACCTGTCGGCTTACCTTCCCCGTCGAGCTGTTCCGCCAAATAGCAGTCATTGCGGAACATGCGACCAATTTGCTCGGGGACGCCACGGTGCTTCGCGGCCTGCTCGGACAGAGCAGCATCAATTCGGGTATTGTGAAACTGGTTTTTCCAGTGATCACGTTCTTGGGTGAGGGTGGTGACGTTCTTTTCGGTGTCCTTCTTGAGCTTCGCTTCACGCTCCTTCGCCCGTTCGGTTTCGGTCTTGAGAGTGTTCCGAAGATTCTCGATCTGAGAATCAAATTCGGCACGCTGCTCGGTAGTGATGTCGGCCCGCGCCTTGTAGGCCGACAGTTCATCAACGGTTGCTTGGATGCGCTTCTCATACTCAGCCTTCTGAGCTGCCAGCGCCTTCGCCACAGGATCGTCAGCCGGTGGCTTCTTATTGTCTTCACCTTCACCAGCAAAGACCCACATACGCTTAAAATAGATGCTCATCATCATTTCCTTTCGATCACGACACCACGGGGCAGTACCACATAAGGTACGAGTTTGAGCCATGCGGCGTAACTGATCACTCCACACAACACATGAATTTTTGGAGTTTCAGTATCATGGCTTGACCGGATATTAGCATACCCTTGCGAACGCATGTCCGCAATGACTGCTTCATGCTCAACACTTGCGCCTTCCGCTAGCTCAAAGGCAAGAAAGGCACAAGCTTCTTGGACGTCCACAGGCACCGTCGTCTCCCCGTTGCGAGGGAAGGCATCCGTCTGTGTTGGGGAGGTCTTTTCTCCAAAAAAGCGCAGACCGTTGATGATCTTACTCGCGTGATTGAGCGCGCGGCCTCGCATAATATTGGTCGTGGTCGCCCACGACTCATACCCAATAAGACCCCCAAGAAACCTAAGGGCAAATGCATCAGTTGTCAACATTGGTAGGTGCCTCCTGCGAGTTGCCCTTCAGCAACATTTGAGCCTCGGCAATACGAGCCAGTCGGTTAACGTAGTCGGATTCGGCCTGCACCGCTTCAGCTTCCGAGTAACCCAACAACTTACTGGCAGTGCCGTTGGTGATCAGCCCTTCTTTCTTGGCCTTGATGATAGCGTCAATGGACAAGTCGAAGAGCTTGGCAGCTTCAACCTCTTCCATGATTTTCATCAACTCTGTGCTTGTTGCTTCGCGCCCTATGAGTAGGCGAATAGCCTTACGAAGCATGATTCTACGGGCCAGGGTGGACGGAACACTTTGGATACTGTCACAGATGCTTTTAGCTTCCGCCTGCCGATCTGCATCTGTCTTCAAACTGTAATCTTCCGGGTAGCTTACCTTGATCTCCTCAAGATACCCCTCGTAGTCAGCCCAAAGATTTGCGATACTCTTCTCTCCGTAGGCCAATTCCAGCCCAATGTAAGACAACCCAGCCTCAAGACTTTTGTTGTCTTCCTTCTTGCTGTCAGCAGACTCACGGCGAGGCTCCATGTTGCTGACGGTCAGTCGCAATGTCTCCCGGATCTCTTGCTTGATGGCGGCTTGTTTTGCCAACGACGCCATAAGCGGTTCAGATGATGGATGGATGAAACGAGGGGCTTCCAATCCCTTGTGATATCTACGCCCGTGAGATACGCCAACACTATCGTCCGTATTTTTCCCATCGCCGCTCTCCTCATTCTTCATCATTTCTTGCACGCTTGTTTTGAAATCAAACTGCTCGATGTAGAATGGGAAGTTGCTCTTGCAGATGTTGAGATCAGAGCTGGCAAGGTTGGTTAAGGCAATCTGCTGGTCAGCAATATCCGAAAGAAGAGAAGAACTCAGTTTGAATTCAACGAAGGGGATGCGATTGATGGGGATGATCTCGTCAACGAGGGTAGAACTACTACGTCCTTTAAGGACGAAGCTGATGTGATGAACCCCTTCATCAACCACTTGAAAATATTCGTATTGGGTCGTCGTACTCTTCTGCAAGCCGAACTCATCGAGCACATCGACGTGAGTCTGCAACAAGAGCGTCGTCATGAACGTCGGATCTTCAGAATCATAGGCCCAGTTAAGAATATCCTCGGCCTTGAATAGCTGGAGATACGGAGAGTCAGCAAGATTAACGAAAACACCAACTTTTCGCATGAAAACGAGTTCGTGCAGCACGTCTTTACCGATAAAGACGCTCATTGACGACCCAGCCCGATCAACACCACGCGGGTCTTTGCCCGTGCAGGCATCGACGTATGATGCTGGCCCATTTTGCCGCACGACGTCAACGAGACGCTGGTAGATGGCCGCCTGCATCTCAAGAACTGCACTTTTTGCGGCACCAACGCAATAAGACAACTTTTTGCGGGTATCAAAGTCGGCGGCGCTCTCGCGAGTGGAGAAAGTCTCCAAATAGGCATCCAAGAACGCCTTACCGCCCTGGTCAATCTTGCGGTATTTCTCCCAATTCCTGTACTCTGCACGATACTCAGAGTGAACAGATGTTGCTAGCTTATTGAGGTTCATACGGACTCCGAGATATTGGAGGCACCCATCATCGTTGCACACTGAGCGAGCGCGATTTCGCTATACACACGACAATGAGCATAGTGATCTGCATCTTTGTCGCCTTTCACATACCTGTAAATGATCTGCCCCCTGCTATCCATCTCCGGATGGCGCACGAGGGCTGTGATGTGGTCTGCATACTCCAAAGGAGCATCTTTGGGGAGAGAAATTTGATGCTTTTTAAAGCGCCCAAGTGCCACATCCAACCAATACGTTCTGTCGGCATTGAGTGCCATTGTTTCATCCTGCTTTTCAGCCAAAAACACGCCCGTTGTATCTGTATAGAAGCACATTTTACCGCGACCGTTGAGGGCATTACAGATTTTTCGTGAAGTGTGCCATTCGGGCCGAGCGTCGATAACCATGAACAGTGCTTTAAAATCATTTACCACGTTGATGATATCCTCGATATGGTCAAGTTTCCCTAAGGCGAGGACGCGCGGGACAGCCATGTCATTGATATCATTCGTTGGGGACAGGATAGGGAACGACCACTCTGTTACCTCATAATAGGTAACGTTACCAACGTCACACCCGACCGTAACGAACTTACCAGCAGTACCTCTTGCCGCACTAACGTAATCTTTTTTGGCATCCCGCACTTGATCAATAGTGACTCGCGACCCTTCAAGCTCGAAGGTGAGGCCGAGCTTGGAGTTGTGCAATTCAATTTGCTTGTAGGCGTTCGAGATACCTTGAATGTATTGCTGATTGATTTTCCACGGTGCCTCTGTCATCGAATAGAGCTGGCTGATGTGGAATCCTTCAGTCATGCGATCAGTGTAAGTCGGTACCCACTCGCCTTTGCCCAAAAATTCCGGCTTACGCTCATGTTCCAACTCGCGCTTACAGTGAGTACAAATGAGATGACACTTTTTGATCTCGGGATCAGTCTCATGACAGTCGATGAGAACAATACTTTCCGGGAAAGTGAACCGTTGCCGATGACCACAATGGTAGCACTTGAAGAAGAAAAAGTTCTGCGAGGACTCTTGAAATTTTGCATTGATTCCACGACCACGAACGGTTGGAGTCGACAGCCAAAAGTGTTGCCGAATCTTGTGTCCGGAGGTACGTTCCTCAGCTAACGCTAAATTTTCTTGCATCATTTCGTCTGCTTCATCAAAAACAATGAGTGAGATTGGATCGGATTTAAGGCCTGTCTTGGACCGTGAGCCACGAATGAATAAGTTGGCTCCGCCCGCTCGCTTGTGTCCGACGTTCTTAACATCAGTATACAGGTTCTTAAGATGCGGACTCATCTCAAGAGCAGGATCAAAACGTGACCGTGAAAAATTTGATGCGTGAGGATTGTCGGATGGCAATACATAGAGAACAGAGAGTTGGAATATGTCATTCCAAAAGAATGACTTATTGATCGCACCTTCCGTCACGCCCATCTGAGCAGCTTTTTGTACAGCCTCCACTTCTGCCATGCAATCGTGAATCTGAACCATCCACGGATACCGCTCATGGCTATAGGGGCCGGGATGCTCGCCGCCCATGATTCTGTATCGTTCGACCCACTTACTGCAACGCGTAACTGCCTTCCGGGCTAGCCCGGCGGCGATGCGTTCAGCAAATTGTTGGGCCATGTTATTCACTTAATGAGATGCCCCGACTTTGATACAAGGACGAGTCCATAGGCAAAGAGGACGAGGAGCGCAATAATAATGCAGGTAGCAATCCAGTTAACCACCCGCCCAAAAGCTTTTTGCATTACTTGTCCGGCAGTCAACACTAGGCGAAGTGATTCTGGGTCGAGCTTAGCAAAGGCGTGGAGGCTCTCAAGCTCGTCGTCACAAAAGTTGCACGGATGTTTGCTTGCAAACATCTCGAGTGCCCGAGTGGCTGCCATCTCCGCAACCTGTTGTTCGTAGCTTGGTTCAATGTGAGCCATGGATTCTTCTTGCCTTACGCTTAACGGCGACGCCGCCGCCGACGAGGACCGCTTTGTAACAAATTCTGATCCGTATACGGCGACGTATATATGCTACTGGGTTTTTCCACCACCGATAGCCACGATGCTCAGTGATTCGTAGCATGTTACGCCGGAATCGCCAGTTTGCAATATCGATGCGGTAGTCGTATGCTTCTAAGCCGATCTTACCAGATACTAAAAGCTGAGCTGCATGTCCAAACTCAACATCATGAACATCTGCCGCAGCTCGAAACCCCGTGATAGAATCAATAATCTTACGAACTACTTCTGGCCACCACTCAAGACCCATTCCGTTGCACATTAAGTCTTTTGTGTGCTGGGAAACACTGTCCCACCAAGCAGGGACTTCAAGGTCAAATCCATGAACGAATGCCTTGTGCACGTCTTTCTCCTAGGTCGAGATAGCCTTGGAAGCCGCCGGCTCAGCCAGCGGCTTCGAGGGACCCCGTGATTACTGTGCAGCGGCCTTGACCTCGTTGGCAACCTCGCCTTCGGCAAGGAACGATTTGCCATCAACCAGGAAGGAGATCACGCTTGTGGCACCTTCGACGCCGGCTTCAATCACTTGCACGGTTGGATTCAGCTTGCCGATGACGGTGCCGGTTGCAGTCAGCACTTCAACCAGTCCGCCGGTAACTGCCCGGAAGCCGATGGCAAAAGCCGCTCCTCGCGCCTGGGCCAGGGTGGACATGCCCGCGTAGATGGCCGCCTTCTCGGCGGTGGCA